GGCCGCGAGGCGGCCGAGGACGTCTTCCCGAAGTCGTCGGTGCCGATGCGGATCATCGTGCGCGCGGGGCTTCCCGGTTCGCCGGCGCGGCCGCGGGCCGGGCAGCGGTTCCGGGAGGGCACCCGCGTCTTTCCGATCCAGGCGGTGACCGAGTTCGACCGGCGCGGCCACTACCTGATCTGCCACGCGCGCGAGGAGGCGGCGACATGAGCTATGGCGCCTCGGCCGCGCTGCAGGCGGCGATCTATCAGCGGCTGCGCGCGAGCGCGGCGCTGGAGGCGCTGGTGGGCGACGCGATCTACGACGCGGTGCCGGCGGGGCCGGTGCCGAGGACCTATGTCAGCATCGGCCCCGAGGACGTGCGCGACCGCTCGGACAAGACCGGGGCGGGGGCCGAGCACGACCTGACGGTGAGCGTGGTCACCGACGCCGCCGGCTTCCAGACCGCCAAGGCGATCGCGGCGGCGGTGTCGGACGCGCTGGTCGGTGCGCCGCTGATCCTGGCGCGCGGGCGACTCGTGGACCTGTGGTTCCTGCGCGCGCGGGCGCGGCGGGTCGGCGCGGCCGACCGGCGGCGCGTCGACCTGACCTTCCGCGCGCGCGTGGACCTTTCCTGAACCCATGACGGAGTGAATGCGATGGCGGCGCAGAGCGGCAGGGACCTGTTGATCAAGCTCGACATGACCGGCGACGGGCAGTTCCAGACGGTGGCGGGCCTGCGCGCGACCCGGATCAGCTTCAACGCCGAGACCGTGGACGTGACCAGCCTGGAGAGCCAGGGCGGCTGGCGCGAGCTGCTGGCCGGGGCCGGGGTGAAGGCGGCGCAGGTGAGCGGGTCGGGGGTGTTCCGCGACGCCGACACCGACGAGCGCGCCCGGCAGATCTTCTTCGATGGCGCGACGCCCGCGTTCCAGGTGATCATCCCCGGCTTCGGGATCGTCGAAGGGCCGTTCCAGATCACCGCGATCGAATACGCGGGCAGCCACAACGGCGAGGCGACCTACGAACTCACGCTGGCCTCGGCCGGCGCGCTGAGCTTCACGCCGCTCTGATGGCGAACCCTTACGCGGGCGAGGTCGCGCTTGTCATCGACGGCGAGCGGCGGGTGCTGAAGCTGACGCTGGGGGCGCTGGCCGAGCTCGAGGCGGCGCTCGGGGCCGGCAGCCTCGTCGATCTGGTCGAGCGCTTCGAGGGCCGCAGCTTCTCGGCTCGCGACGTGCTCATGGTGCTGGTCGCGGGGCTGCGCGGCGGCGGCTGGCGCGGCACGGCGGAGGATCTCTGCACCGCCGAGATCGCGGGCGGGGTTCCCGGCGCGGCGCGGGCGGCGGCGGAGCTGCTGGTGCGCGCCTTCGCGGTGCCGGGGACATGAGCGCGATCGATTGGCCGGGGCTGATGCGGGCGGGAATGCGCGGCCTCGGGCTCCGGCCCTGGGAGTTCTGGGCGCTGACGCCGGCGGAGCTGCGGCTGATGCTGGGCCGCGAGGGCGGGGCGGCGCCGCTCACGCGGGCGCGGCTCGAGGAGCTCGCGGCGGCCTTCCCCGATCGCGGGCGGGAGACGGGCGATGGATGAGATCGAGGGGCTTTCGGGCCTCGAGGAGCAGGCGCGGGCGCTGGAGGCGAGCCTTGCCGGCGCGCAGGGCATGGCGGCCGCGTTCGACGCGGAACTCGCGCGCATGCGCGAGGCGCTGGCGCTGACCGGGCGCGATGTGGCCGGGCTCAGCGCAGCGATCGGGCGCGGGCTGCGCGACGCCTTCGACGGGGTGGTGTTCGAGGGCGTGCGGCTGTCGGACGCGCTGAGGGGCCTCGCGCAGTCGATCGCCAATGCCGCCTACTCGGCGGCGATGGCGCCGGTGCAGCGGCAGCTGGGCGGGCTGATCGCGGGCGGGATCGAGAGCCTGGTGTCGGGCCTGATCCCGTTCGCGGCGGGCGGGGCCTTCGCGCAGGGCCGCGTGATGCCCTTCGCGCAGGGCGGCATCGTCAGCGCGCCGGTGAGCTTTCCCATGCGCGGCGGGCGCGGGCTGATGGGCGAGGCGGGGCCCGAGGCCATCCTGCCGCTCGTGCGCGCAGCGGACGGGCGGCTGGGCGTTCAGGGTGCCGGGGGCGGGCGGCCGGTGAACGTGGTCATCAACATCGCCACGCCAGATGTCGAGGGCTTCCGCCGCAGCCAGGGGCAGATCGCGGCGCAGGCGATGCGGGCGCTCGCGCGCGGGCAGCGCTATCGCTGACGGGGGGATCATGCAGTTCCACGAGGTGCGGTTTCCCGCCAACCTGAGCTTCGGCTCGGTCGGCGGGCCCGAGCGGCGGACCGAGATCGTGACGCTCGCGAACGGGTTCGAGGAGCGCAACAGCCCCTGGGCGCATTCGCGCCGGCGCTACGACGCGGGCGTGGGGCTGAGGAGCCTCGACGATGTCGAGGCGCTGATCGCCTTCTTCGAGGCGCGCCGCGGCCAGCTCTACGGCTTCCGCTGGAAGGACTGGGCCGACTACAAGAGCTGTCCGGCCTCGAGGACGCCGCATTTCCTCGACCAGCGCATCGGCACCGGCGACGGGGTGCGGACGGTCTTTCCCCTCACCAAGCTCTACCGCTCGGGCCTGAACGACTACCTGCGCCCGATCACCAAGCCGGTCGCAGGCACGGTGCTGTGCGGGGTGGGCGGCGATCCGCTGGTCGAGACCGTGCATTACGAGGTCGATCACACCACCGGCCTCGTGACCTTCCGCGATCCGCCGGGGCAGGGCGCCGAGGTCACGGCTGGATTCGAGTTCGACGTGCCCGTGCGCTTCGACACCGACCGCATCCAGACGAGCGTGGCGAGCTTCCAGGCCGGCGAGGTGCCGACCGTGCCCGTCGTCGAGGTGCGGGTATGACTGCGCCGCGCGAACGCCTGCTCGCCCATCTCGCCGGCGGGGCGACGACGGTGGCGCGGGCCTGGGCGGTCCGGCGGCGGGACGGGGTGGAGATGGGCTTCACCGACCACGACTGCGACCTCGTCTTCGAGGGCATCCGCTTCCGCGCCGACACCGGGCTGACGGCGCGGGCGCTGCTGCAGACGACGGGGCTTGCGCTCGACAATTCCGAGGCGCTGGGCGGGCTTTCGTCGGAGGCGGTGACCGAGGCCGACATCCTGGCCGGGCTCTATGACGGGGCCGAGGTGCGCGCCTGGCTCGTCAACTGGGCCGACACGGAGGAGCGGGTGCTGCAGTTTCGCGGCACGATCGGCGAGATCGTGCGCGCGGGCGGGGCGTTCCGCGCCGAACTGCGGGGGCTGACCGAGCGGCTGAACCAGCCGCAGGGGCGGGTGTTCCAGGGCCCCTGCTCGGCGGTCCTGGGCGATGCGCGCTGCCGGTTCGACCTCGGCCGGCCGGGCTATGCGACCGAGCGCCCGGCCGAGACGGTCGAGGACAACCGCGTGTTCGGCTTCGCCGAGGTCGCGGGCTTCGACGACCGCTGGTTCGAGCGCGGGCGGTTTTCGGTGCTGTCGGGTGCGGCGGCGGGGCTGTCGGGGATCGTCAAGAACGACCGCGCCCGCGGCCTCGCGCGCCGGGTCGAGCTGTGGGAGCCGCTGGCGCTGCCGGTCGTGGCGGGTGACCTGGTACGAATCGAGGCGGGCTGCGACAAGCGCCCCGAGACCTGCCGGCTGAAGTTCCAGAACTTCCTGAACTACCGCGGCTTTCCGCACATCCCCGGGGACGACTGGCTGGCGAGCCACCCGGTGCGGGCGGGGCGCAACGACGGCGGGCGGCTCCGGGAGCCCGGCCTCAGGGTGCCGCCGGGGTCGGGCGGATGAGCTCGGTGGCCGACCGCGCCGTCGCCGAGGCGCGGGCCTGGATCGGCACCCCTTACGTGCATCAGGCGGCGGCGCGGGGGGCGGGCTGCGATTGTCTGGGCTTGGTGCGGGGGGTGTGGCGGGCGCTCTACGGCGCCGAGCCCGAGGCGGTGCCGCCCTACACGCCCGACTGGTCGGAGCCCGCGCGCGAGGAGGCGCTATGGGCAGCGGCGCTGCGCCATCTGCGTCCGGTCGCCGGGCTGCCGCGGCCGGGCGACGTGCTGCTGTTCCGCATGCGCGCGGGGGCCGTGGCCAAGCACCTCGGCATCCTGTCGGCGGTGGCACCGGTGCCGCGCTTCATCCATGCCTACACCGGCCACGGCGTGGTCGAGAGCACCCTGTCGGCGCCCTGGGCGCGGCGGATCGTGGCGGCCTTCGCCTTTCCCGAGGAGACGACCTGAATGGCGACGATCCTGTTCTCGGCGCTCGGCGCCGCCGCGGGTTCGGCGGTGGGCGGCACGGTGCTCGGCCTCGGCGCGGCCGTGGTCGGTCGCGCGGTGGGCGCGACGATCGGCCGGGCGATCGACCAGCAGCTGCTGGGCGCGGGGTCCGAGCCGGTCGAGACCGGGCGCATCGAGCGCTTCCGCCTGATGGGCGCCGCCGAGGGCGCGCCGGTGCCGCGCGTCTGGGGCAGGATGCGCGTCGCCGGGCAGGTGATCTGGGCGACCCGCTTCGAGGAGAGGGTGCGGGTGCGCGGTGGCGGCAAGGGCGCGCCGGCCGAGCCCAAGGTGCGTGCGTTCAGCTATTCCGTGAGCCTGGCGGTGGCGCTCTGCGCGGGCGAGATCGCCCGCGTCGGGCGCATCTGGGCGGATGGCGTGGAGATCGACCGCGACGCGCTGAACCTGCGCGTGCATACCGGGACCGAGGACCAGCTTCCCGACCCGAAGATCGAGGCGGTGGAGGGCGCGGGCAACGCGCCCGCCTACCGCGGCATCGCCTATGTCGTGATCGAGGACCTGGACCTCACACCCTACGGCAACCGAGTGCCGCAGTTCTCGTTCGAGGTGCTGCGGCGGGCGGCGCCCGCGCCGGGGGTGGCGCCGGGCTACGCCCAGCTCATCCGCGGCGTGGCGCTGATCCCGGGCACGGGCGAATACGCGCTGGCGACGACGCCCGTGCACTACCGCGAGGGGCCGGGGCGGCGGCGGACGGCGAACGTGCACGCGCCGGGGACGGCGACCGACTTCGCGCGCTCGCTCGAGATGCTGGGCGAGGAGCTGCCCGCTTGCGGCTCGGCGCTGCTGGTCGTCTCGTGGTTCGCGGGCGACCTGCGCTGCGGCCATGCCCGACTGCGCCCGCGCGTCGAGCAGACCGCCCTCGACGGCCAGGGGATGCCCTGGCGCGTCTCGGGGCTGACGCGGGCGTCGGCGGGAACGGTGCCGCAGTCGGACGGACGGCCGGTCTACGGCGGCACCCCGGCGGATGCCGCGGTGGTCGAGGCGATCCGGGCGCTGCGCGCGGCGGGAAAGGCGGTGGTCTTCTATCCGTTCATCCTGATGGAGCAGATGGCGGACAACACGCTGCCCAATCCCTGGACCGGCACGCCCGGCCAGCCGCCGCTGCCCTGGCGCGGGCGGATCACCACCTCGCTCGCCCCGGGCCTGCCGGGCTCGCCCGACGGCACCGCGGCGGCCGCGGCCGAGGTCGCGGCGTTCTTCGGGCAGGCGGCGCCTTCGCAGTTCGTGGTAACGGGCGAGCGGGTGGACTACACCGGCCCCGAGGACTGGGGCCTGCGCCGGATGATCCTGCACTACGCGCATCTCTGCGCGGCGGCGGGGGGTGTGGACGGGTTCTGCATCGGCTCGGAGCTGCGCGGGCTGACCCAGATCCGGGGGCCGGGCAACAGCTTTCCGGCGGTGGCAGCGCTGCGCGCGCTTGCTGCGGACGTGCGCGCAATCCTCGGGCCTTCGACGAAGATCGGCTATGCCGCCGACTGGAGCGAGTATTTCGGCTACCACCCGCAGGACGGATCGGGCGACGTGTTCTTCCACCTCGACCCGCTCTGGGCCGACGCCAACATCGATTTCGTCGGAATCGACAATTACATGCCGCTCAGCGACTGGCGCGACGGTAACGATCACGCCGACGCCGCGGCAGGTTCGATCTACAACCTCGACTATCTGACCGCGAACGTCGCCGGCGGCGAGGGTTTCGACTGGCACTATCCGAGCGAGGACGAGCGGCAGAGCCAGCGCCGCGCGCCGATCGAGGACGGCGCGCATGGCGAGCCCTGGGTGTTCCGCTACAAGGACATCCGCAGCTGGTGGGAGAACCGCCACCACGACCGCGTCGGCGGGGTGCGGCTGCCCGTGCCGACCGACTGGGTGCCGCAGTCGAAGCCGGTCTGGTTCACCGAATACGGCTGCCCGGCGATCGACAAGGGCACCAACCAGCCGAACGTGTTCCTCGATCCGAAGTCGTCCGAAAGCGCCGCGCCGCGCTTCTCGTCGGGCGTGCGCGACGACCTGATCCAGCTCCAGTATTTCCGCGCCGTCCACGCCCACTGGTCGGATCCGGCCAACAACCCCGTCTCCGAGGTCTACGGCGGGCCGATGGTCGACCTGTCGCGTGCCCATGCCTGGGCCTGGGACACGCGCCCGCACCCGCAGTTCCCCGGGCTCGCCGGTCTCTGGTCCGACGCCGCCAACTACGCGCGCGGCCACTGGCTGAACGGCCGCGCGTCGGCCGAGCCGCTCGAGGCGGTGGTGGCCGAGATCTGTGCCGACGCCGGCGTGGTCGACGCCGACGTGCGGGGGCTCTTCGGCCTGGTGCGCGGCTATGCCGAGGCCGGGGCTGGGACCGCGCGGGCGGCGTTGCAGCCGCTTTTGCTCGCGCATGGGATCGACGCGGCCGAGGCCGAGGGTCGGCTCCGGTTCCGGCTGCGGGGGGCGCGGCCGGTCGCCGAGCTGGCGCCCGGGGACCTTGCGCTCGCGCCCGAACCGACAGGCTCGGTCGAGGCCGAACGCGCCGCCTCGGCGGAGATCGCGGGTCGGGTGCGCCTCGCCTTCATCGAGGCGGATGGCGACTATGCCCTGCGCACCGACGAGGCGGTCTTTCCCGACGAGCCGACGACCGGCGTGGCGACGTGCGAGCTGCCGCTGGCGCTGACCGGCGCGGAGGCGCGCGGGATCGTCGAGCGCTGGCTCGCCGAGGCGCGCATCGCGCGCGACGGGCTGCGGTTCGCGGTGCCGCCGTCGCGGCTGGCGCTGGCCGCTGGCGACACCGTGAAGATCGTGCGCGAGGCAGGCTCGAGCCTCTACCGCATCGACCGGGTGGAGGATGCGGGCGTGCGGCTGGTCGAGGCGGTGCGCGTCGAGCCCTCGGTGCAGCGCCCGAGCGACGGCGCCGACGATTTGCCCGGGGTGCGCCCCTTCGCGCCGCCCCTGCCCGTCGATCCGCTGTTCCTGGACCTGCCGCTTCTGCGCGGCGACGAGGTTCCCCATGCGCCGCATCTGGCGGTGGTGGCCGACCCCTGGCCGGGGAGCGTGGCGCTTTACGCGGCGACGGCCGGGGATGCGGGCTATGAGCTCAACCGTCTGGTGCAGACGCCCGCGATCGCCGGGGTCACGCTGACGCCGCTGCCCGCGGCGCGGCCGGGGCTGTGGGACCGCGGCGCCCCCCTGCGCGTCGAGGTCGTGGGCGGGGCGCTCGCCTCGGCCGGGTTCGCGCAGGTGCTGGCGGGGGCGAACCTGGCGGCGGTCGGCGACCCGGAGACCGGCGTCTGGGAGCTCATCCAGTTCGCCGAGGCGGTGCTGGTCGGACCGGGTACCTACGACCTGTCGCTCAGGCTGCGCGGGCAGCAGGGGACGGACGGGGTGATGCCCGAGGTCTGGCCGGCGGGTTCGAGCTTCGTCCTGATCAACGGCGCGCTCGTACAGGTAGACCTGCCGCTGTCGGCGCGCCGGCTTGCGCGCCACTACCGGGTCGGGCCGGCCGGGCGGCCGCTTGACGATCCGTCCTACGAGCACCGCGTGCTCGCCTTCGACGGCGTCGGCCTGCGCCCCTATCCGGTCGCGCATCTGCGCGCGGCGGCGCTGGCCGGCGGAGGGCTGGCGCTGAGCTGGGTGCGGCGGACGCGGATCGGCGGCGACAGCTGGGAGGCCGAGGAGGTGCCGCTCGGCGAGGCGCGCGAGGCCTACCGGCTGCGCGTGCGCGAGGGGCAGGCGGTGCGCCGCACGGTGGAGCTGACGCAGCCCGCCTTCACCTACACGGCCGCGATGCGCGCGGCCGACGGGGTCGCCCCAGGCTTCGTGATCGAGGTCGCGCAGGTCTCGGACATCTTCGGCCCGGGGCCGTGGCGGGCCGTCGTGATCGATGCCTGAGGCGGCGGACAACGCGGCGGAGGCGCGGCGATGCGGCCGCTCGCACCCTCGGATCTGAGCGTGGCCGCGCGGGCGCTGATGGCCCTGCCCGAGCCGGCGCGGGCGGGGGCGGCGGCGCGGATCGTGGCCGAGGCACGGGCGGCCGACCGCTTCCGCCGCCGCACCGGGCGCTGGCACCCGCTGTGGGGCGACGGGACGCTCGAGGCGGCGGCACGGGCGCGGCCGCTGGCCCCGCAGCCCGTCTGGGGTGACCGCGCGCATCTTTCCTGCATGGCGCTGGTGCTGGCGGCGCTGCTCGAGCCCGGCCGCCCCGGCCGGGGTACAGTGCCTTGAAGCTGGCGCGCCGCGCCGATCTGGTGTAACGGGGAAGGGTGCGGCGGGGGCGGCGATGGCGCGGAGTCGGGCACAGCTGGCAAGCGTCGATCCGGTGTGGACCCGGATCACCGAGGAGGCCGAGGCGGCTCTGCGCGAGGAGCCGCTGCTCGGCGGTCTCATCCACTCGTCGATCCTGCACCACGAAAGCCTCGAGCGCGCGCTCGCCTATCGCATCGCGCTGAAGCTCGCCTCGGGCGAGATGGGCGAGCAGCTCCTGCGCGAGATCGCGGAAGCGGCCTTCGCCGCCGACCCCGGGCTGGGGCAGGCCGCGCGCGCCGACATCGTGGCCGTCTACGAGCGCGACCCGGCCTGCCACCGCTTCATCGAGCCGATCCTGTTCTTCAAGGGGTTCCAGGCGATCGTCGCGCACCGGGTGGCGCACTGGCTGTGGCGCGAGGGGCGGCGGGACCTGGCCTACTTCATCCAGTCGCGGATGTCCGAGCGCTTCTCGGTGGACATCCATCCGGCGGCGCGGATCGGCAAGGGCCTGATGATCGACCATGCCCATGCGGTGGTGATCGGTGAGACCGCGGTGGTCGGCGACAATGTCTCGATGTTGCATTCGGTGACGCTCGGCGGCACCGGCAAGGAGCACGGCGACCGCCACCCGAAGATCGGCGACGGCGTGCTGATCGGCGCGGGCGCGAAGGTGCTGGGCAACATCCGCGTCGGCCATTGCAGCCGGATCGCGGCGGGGTCGGTGGTGCTGGCGGACGTCCCGCCCTGCAAGACCGTCGCCGGGGTTCCGGCGCGGATCGTCGGCGAGGCGGGCTGCGATCAGCCGGCGGTCACCATGGACCACCTCATCCGCGATATCTGA